TGCGCGACCGAGCATACCTCCAGGTGTCACAGCAAGAACTGGAAGCTCTGGGTGACCTGGTACCGGCACGATGCAAAACTAATATCAACTGGTCCAAAGGTGAACTGTGTGCCATCAGGGTGTATGAGACCGGACAGAAAGTGTTTCCTGTAGGACTCAAGGCATTCCGTATGAGCTTCAATCAATACGCAGTCAACTACCCGCCGCTGACAGCCAAGCATATTATTGAACGGTTTACGAACGAGTGGAAATCTGAACCTACAGTATATGTGTGGGACCCTTCCGCTGGATGGGCCGGGAGATTACTCGGCGCTCTCGCGGTCGAGGATAAGCGACACATCACTTACTTGGCCAACGATCCGAACGCAGACCACACGACAACACCGGGAAGAACCAAGTACCACGAGGTCTATGACTTCTACTGCAAGCACATTTCTAAAGGTGGGATTTTCGGTGCCGACCACACCGAGTTCAAATTTTGGCAACTAGGATCTGAGCTGATGCGCCGTGACCCCGGCTTTTGGCAATATCGAGGCAAACTGTCGCTGGTGTTTACCAGTCCGCCCTATTTCTCCAAAGAGGCCTACTCGGAGGACCCAGAGCAATCCTATAAAAAATTCTCGCAATACGATCAGTGGCGTGAGGGTTTTCTCAAAGAGACCTTGGAGACCGCAGTTGAGTGGTTGAGACCCGGTGGATACCTGGCTTGGAATATCGCCGACGTGACCTTTGGGGGAGATTTGCTACCACTGGAACAGGATTCTCGAAAGATTCTGGAATCGTTGGGCATGGAGTATCAACAGGTGCTCAAGATGGCGCTGGCTCAAACCCCAGGGGGTAACCGACTGGACCCCGTGACAGGAAAACCACGATTCAAGAATTTCTGTAAGGTCGATGGGGCCTGGCTCAAGTTCGAACCTATCTGGATATACAGAAAACCACTGTGACAAAAATCCCACAGTTTTATAATGCTGTTCTAATCTAATTCTAATCTAGCCTCCCGTTTCCTGCTTGACACCCACCCCGGTCTATGCGATAATTAAGCATGACCAAAACACCCGTTCCTATCAATTCAGTTGTCACCCACCTCAGCAAGTATGGCATGAAGAAACAAGCCGGACTCGTTGTGGCTGATGCCGGGACCAAGTATGGTCGGCAGTATGTTTGGGTGTCATGGGTCGCCCCCAAGACTCTCGTGGTCATGCAAACTGCCTTTTGGACCCAGGTTTTGAGGGTTTCCGACCAGACTGCCCAAGAATTTATTAAACAGACAGCAAAATCAATGAGTTGCGCCGAGAATAGGGCTTGACATTCCGGTAGGATATGATAGAATTAAGACGTGGATAAGAGAGAAAACCTAGAGACCAAGAAAAGCATGTTTACCGTTGAAACCAAGAGTATGCTCGCCAAGCTAATGGCAGCCGAGAATATCAAAGTTGAACACCGTGTCTGTAAGACCGCGAGTTTCAATCTCAAAACCCGCACGTTAACCTGTCCGATTTGGAATGCCATGTCGGGCGACCTCTACGATTTGCTGATGGGGCACGAAGTGTCTCATGCGAAAAACACTCCCTTGAACGGCTGGCACGATTCAGTGGTCTACGCCGGGGGTGACAAAAAGGCCTCAGCGGCCGCTCAAAAAGCCTTCAAAAACTTCCTCAATGTTGTTGAGGATGCCCGTATCGAAAAACTCATTAAGCGTACCTACCCTGGATTGCGCCAGCCCATGATTCGCGCCTACAAGGAATTGGTCGCCAAGGACTTTTTCGGACTGTCTGCTATCTCAAACTTCAATGAACTGTATCTGATCGACCGCTTGAATCTCGCAGCGAAGTGTGGGACCGCGCTCAATATCCGATTCTCGAAAAAAGAACAACCCTTCTATGATGAAATGATGACCCTGGAAACCTGGGACCAAGTTGTTGCCCTTGCGAAAAAACTCTACAAGCATAGTGTGGATGAGCAAAAAGAGGGCGAGCAAAAAAAGAAAGAATTGTCCGATCACCTCAAAGATACCATTGAGGATGGGGAAGAGGGCGAAGAAGGCGAGGAATCTGATTTTGACGAGGATTATGATTCTGAGGAAACCGAGCAAGGGGACCGCAGCGAAACGGGTTCTGATGACCTCGATTCTGAGGAAGAAGATTCTGATTCTGACAAGGGGCAAGATAGCGACACCGAGGGCGATGACGCCGAGGGTGACAAGGAAGAAAAAGCCGACGACAAAACTACCAAGAAGTCAAAGGACGATGGCGAGGGAAACCGGACCAAGGAAACTGACAAGAAGCCAGCGGGCAATAAGTCGGATGGCAATGGCGCCGGACAGCAGGAATCGACCGCGAACGATGAGTTTATCCCCAAAGCGAAAACCGATGAATCGTTCCGTAACATGGAAGAAAAACTCGTGGCAGATGCGAACGTCGTTCCAATGGACGTCATTATCCCGACCCCGAACCTGAAAGACCTTGTGGCTCCCGCTTCGGTAGTCAACAACGGTCTCTCATCGTATTATGCTGGACAACGAGCCACTGGGGTGCGCTTGCTGAACGAATTTAAGAAAAAGAACGAAGATTATATCTCGTTGCTTGCGAAAGAATTTGAAATGAAAAAGGCTGCGCGTTCCTATGCGAAAGCCAAGATTGCCGATACGGGCGACATTAACATTAACAAGCTTGCGACCTACAAGCTGGAAGATCATATGTTCAAAAAACTCATGATCGTCCACAAAGGTAAGTCGCATGGACTTGTGTTGATTCTCGACAAATCGGGGTCAATGTCCGAACACATCCAAGCGGCCATGGAACAGATTTTAGTGATGGCGCTCTTCTGCAGAAAAGTCAATATCCCGTTTGTCGCCTATAGTTTCAGCGACAATTCTGGATCAGCCCGCAACCACGATTTCCCTGGAAGAACCCCCCATGCACCGACCCCGCTGAAACCCTTCAGCACCAAAGAGGGTGAAATGGTTATGGGCAACCTCGACCTCCGAGAGATGTTCAACTCCAAGATGCCCGCGCATGAATTCATGCAAGCGATTACCAATCACATCATGGTCGCGGCGGGGCTGACGAACCGAAACAATATCGGCATTCCTGAACATGAGCGTATGGGTTCGACCCCGCTCAATGAAGCGTTGGTCGCCCTGAGAGACATTATTCGAAATTTCAAGCTTGCTCACCGCCTGGATATTGTGAATGCTATCGTAGTTCACGACGGCGATTCTGATGGAAACCGTGACGTGCATGGGACCATAGAAAACTCAAGCTGGCAGCGGAGGCGGTTTGAACCGCAAACTATGCGAGTGACCTTGATCGACCACAAAGAGCACCTACGGGTGGACGTGCCCAAGGATTATCGGGGCGTGACCATTGCCCTCATGAAGTGGCTCCAGATGACCGCCCATTGCGGCGTGTTTGGATTCTACATCACCGGGAATACCTCGAAGTCAGCCAAGCGCGGCATCATGGAACTCTATCAGAACAAGCAGGGGATCAAAATGATGTGCTATGGTCGTCGGGATCAGCCCATGAGTGACCAAGTGATTTTGCTCGACCAGCTTTGCAAAGAAGTGATCGTGAATAAATTTCTTGAATCCTACTCTGATGGGTATACACGATTCTATTTTATCCCTGGATCAACGGAATTGCTGACCAGCAATGCCGGACTGGTGGACAATGGGACCAAGTGGACCCCTCACCGTTTACTAACTGCTTTTAAGAAAGTGCATCAGAAGCGCCGAGTGTCCAGGGTGTTGGTAAACCGATTCATCGAATTGATGAGCGTATAGAAGAGGGTTATAATGTTCAATAGAGGGTTCAAAAAGAGGGTGTATGCTAGGACATTGGTGCCTAATAATTCACCCTCCTGGACCCTTTGCGGGGGTCGGTTGTGTGTTCAAAATTGGACATTAAAAGCCTCTAATCTGGGCTTCGCCAACTTGACAAAACCCCTCAGTATGATATAATTATATCATGGATAAGAGAGAAAACCATTTTGTTAGGAGTGCCCGATAATGAGTGACCGTAGCGAAGCCCGTGAAAAGTTCTTGTCTGTGTTGATTGCGACCGGGAAAACCGTCGTGACCACCAAGGAATTGCTGGACCTGTGCGAAACGAACGACCTCAAGGAACCCCAGTGGTTCACCAAGGACGCCGCGAACCGTGCGGGGCGTGGTCAGTTCCATGTACCCAATGGTGCCGTGCCTGTGTCGTCTAGATTCGATGCCCCTGATTCGAAGGTTGAGAAAGTGGAAGAGGTTGTGGTAGCCTTTCAGCCCCTCACGGGCAAGCCGAAACCCAGAGTCATCTCAGTCGTCACCGACCTTGAGGACCAGGGTATCGTTCCTACCAAGTATAAAAACTACGTGCCCTTTGGGAACTTTGAGGACCTCAAGTCTATCATTGTGTCGCGCCAATTCTACCCTGTGTTTATCACTGGACCCTCGGGTAACGGCAAATCAATGTCAGTGGAACAGGTTTGCGCCCTATTGGGACGCGAATATGTTTGTGTGTCTATGACCCCTGAGACTGATGAGGGCGACCTCCTCGGTAACTATATCCTGATCGACAACCAGATGGTCTGGCGTGACGGAGCCGTGACAGTCGCCGCCCGTAGGGGTGCTGTTCTCTGTATCGACGAAATCGACTACGGGGCCCAGAATCTTTCGTGCCTCCAGAGGGTACTTGAAGGAAAACCGTTCTTGCTGAAAAAGAAGGGTGAGATTGTCACCCCCGCGCAGGGATTCCAGATTATTGCGACCGCGAACACCAAGGGCAAGGGTTCTGAGGATGGACGCTACATGTTTACCAACGTGCTCAACGAGGCGTTCTTGGAACGTTTCCCGATTACTTTTGAGCAGGAATGGGCGCCTCAAGTTGTTGAGCGCAAAATTGTCAAGAAGGAACTTGAGGCCGCGGGGCGGGGCGACGATGAGTTTGCCAATCACCTCGTGATCTGGGCCTCGACCATTCGCAAAGCCTACGACGAAGAGGGTGCTTCCAGCGAGGTCATCTCAACGCGCCGCTTAGTTCACATTGCCAGAGCGTATCCGATCTTCAACGGCGACCGACTCAAAGCAATTACGTATTGCTTGAATCGTTTCGACGAGGAAACCAAGAAGTCGTTTATCGACCTCTACAGCAAGATCGACGCTACCATAGTGGTATCGAACACGATGAATACTGAACCCGCAGCCGAGACTGTGGAACAGAGTGTGGGCGAAGTCTAAGTCTACCACAGAGACCGAGCGGGGTGCTCCGAGAGGGGCACCCCTTTTGTGGTTTTGGAAACAAGTCTGCCATCCAGGCATCATGGTAGCGAGATAGTTGTTGACAGGCGATTGAATTTATGTTATCATGTTCACTAATCGTGCGAGGTTCTTTGAATCCAGCATAGAGGATAGGTCGACCTCTTTTTTTCGACCCAGTAATAGTGAGGTTTTTTATGTCAACAGTTTCAGCCAAGTCCCGCCTTCTCGCATTCTTGCAAAAGACAACGGGGTACAATACGTTATCCGTCGTCCAGGCGCGCCGTCGCTTCGGCATCCAGAATGTGTCGGCTGCAGTCAATAGCCTTCGCAACGAGGGTTATTCCATCTACACGAACAAGCTTACCCGCGCAAGCGGCCGTAAGGGTTTCGAGTATCGCTTGGGTCGTCCTTCCCGCTCATTCATCGCCAAGTGCGAAATGAACGGCGTGATTGCCAAGGGTCCAGTTACCTACTAATCAGAACACGTCCTAATTCTTAGGGCGCTCTGTTCTGACAGTATGCGGAGGCTCTCTCTTTCGGGAGGGCCTCCGCTTTCGTTCGGTCTTGGAGGTGTTGTGGATTATCGAAAATGGGACGTCAGGTTCATTGAACTTGCAAAGCATGTCTCCTCGTGGGCCAAAGACCCGAGCACCCAAGTTGGTGCCGTCATCGTTGACAAAAAGAACCGGGTACTCAGCCTAGGGTACAACGGGTTCCCTCGTGGGGTCCAGGATTCACCTGAACGGCTCAATAACCGGGAGGTCAAGTATTCCATGGTCGTCCATGCGGAAATCAACGCGCTAATCTTTGCCACACAACCCCTTGACGACACCACACTCTACCTGTGGCCGTTCCTTTCGTGTTCAAGTTGTACCTCTATCATTATCAATGCAGGCGTCAAGCGAGTCGTGGCCCCTGTCAGTCATAATCCCCGTTGGGTAGACTCCATCAAACTGAGCCAGACACTCTACCATGAGGCTGGTGTGCAGGTTGTGCTCATTCCTATGTTTGAAAAAACATCTATATAATACTATGAATCATACTATTCCACGGAGGTGACTTTTGGAAATCAAGATTGATATTGAGCAACTACGCAAAAACAAAATCTTTATCGCCACCCCGATGTATGGTGGACAGTGCTGCGGCATGTATATGAAGTCCTGCTTGGACCTTCAGACCATCTTCCAGCAATACGGTATTCCCTCCAGGTTCTCCTTCATCTTCAACGAATCCCTCATCACCAGAGCGCGGAACTACCTCGTTGACGAATTCCTCAGAACTGACTTCACTCACCTGCTCTTCATCGACGCGGATATCCACTTCAACCCACAAGACATTATTGCCATGCTCGCACTGGACAAAGACGTGATCGGCGCACCCTATCCTAAGAAGGCGATCAACTGGGGTAACGTGGCGCTTGCAGCACGGACCCATCCAGAACTCGACCCCAAGGAACTTGAGGCCGTGGTGGGTGACTACGTGTTCAACGTGGTCAAGGGTACCGAAAAGTTCCAGGTCTCTGAGCCATTGGAAGTCATGGAAATCGGTACAGGCTATTTTCTCGTCAAGCGCGAGGTGTTCCCAAAGTTTGCCGAGGCGTATCCGCAACTCAGATATAAACCCGACCATGTTGGACAGAAAAACTTTGACGGGTCTCGATACATCCATGCGTACTTCGATACCGTGATCGATCCTCAGAGCGAACGGTACCTGTCAGAGGATTATATGTTCTGTCAGTGGTACCGTGCGATTGGTGGACATATCTGGTTGTGCCCATGGGTCCAGACGCAGCACGTCGGCACCTTCGCGTTCACTGGAAACATGGCCAAGATAGCAGACCTAACCGGGAGGCTGTAACATGAGAATTTTCGCATACACTTTAGGTGGACTCTTGTTGGGTGTGTTGCTGACACTCATCGTCAATTCGGTATTCGCAGCCGATACAATTCGGGCCTGCACAGGCACAGACGGGACGGTGACCTTTACCAACCGAGACAAACAAGCCTGCCCGGTCGTTATGCTACCAAAACTCAGTGTCACACCTACGCGAAGTTATCTCACACTCGCTCAGCCAGCCGACGTGTCAATCAACAACACAGAAACAGAGAACGTGAACGACCAAATGTGCACGCTCTATAAAGAATGGATGACCCTCACGTCACGAACCCTTGGTGGATTTGCTCACAACACCATAGCGGATACTCAGCGTCGTCTGGTCCTCGTGCAATTGTTTGGTGGAGGGTTCGCGCCAACTTCCTGTCGCTGAAAGGTCTATCATGTCTCATTTGATCGGTCTCATTGGTTTCATCGGGGCGGGTAAAGGTACTGTCGGTGACATTCTCAGTGAATGTGGCTACACGAAGGATTCTTTTGCGAAGCCCCTCAAAGATGCCGTTTCAGTGATTTTTGGTTGGAAGCGCGAACATCTCGAAGGAGATACCGCTGAATCTAGGCTCTGGCGAGAAATCCCTGATGAGTTTTGGACCAAGCAATTTGGATACACCTTCACTCCTAGGCTCGCACTGCAGCTTATGGGTACCGAAGCTGGACGCAATGTTTTTCATCAGGACTTGTGGGTGATCTCATTGCTCAATCGCAGTCAAGGCAAGAACGTTGTGGTGACTGACGTGCGATTCAAGAACGAAGTGAAAGCGATTCGTGATGCAAATGGTTTGGTCATTCGGGTGCGCCGAGGGATCGACCCATTGTGGTATACAACCGCGCTCTTGGCTAATGGTGGCGACAAGGATGCAATAGCCCTGATGGGTAACCATGCCGTTCACCAGAGCGAGTGGGATTGGATTGGGTCACCCATTGATTACATCATCGACAATGATGGTACACTCAAGGACCTCCGCGAAAAAGTCTCCGCGGTACTCCACGGCGAACATCTCCGCTTGACTTCCGCATCGAAATAGTGTATAATCATTTCACTCGGTTTATTATTCACCTGTGAGGACCCCATGAAACTGTCCGAAAACACCGTCAACGTGCTCAAGAATTTCTCATCCATCAACACCGCACTCTGGTTCAAGAGTGGCAACACACTCAGAACGATCAGCCCATTCAAAACGGTGCTGGCTGAAGCTGTGGTCGATGAGACCATCCCGTCAGACTTTGGGGTCTACGATCTCCACCAACTCCTCAGCATCCTCTCGTTGTACCAGGATACCCCAGAGGTCACAGTGGTTGGTAACGACCTCGTGATCCAAGGGAACGCGGGTCGCAGCAAAATTACCTACCGCTGCTGTGATGCCACAATGATCAAGACGCCGCCCGACAAGGACATCAAGCTACCCTCAGAGGACCTGTCGTTCCTGTTGACCGAGACCGATCTTGACTGGGTCTTGAAGTCAGCCAGTGTATTGGCAAGTCCCAACATCGCTGTTGTAGGCGACGGCACCAAGTTGGTACTGAAAACACTGGATGCCTCCAATGACTCAGCACACACCGATACCCTGGACCTGGGACCCCATTCGGGAGACCCGGTCAAGTTTGTGTTCAAGACCGAAAACTGGAAGTTCCTACCAGGAACCTACGCGGTCACGGCATCGAACAAAAGTGCCACCGCGGGAGTCGCCAAGTTCCAGAATCAAGCCCGCAAAGTCGTTTATTTCGTGGCAATCGAAGGACAGACCAAGTAAGGGCATACTCAGTGTCCTATCACCGATAGAACCACCCTCCTGAGCCCTTTTTGGCCCCTCTGGGGGTGGTTTTGTCACATAGAAACATATGTTTACGATCTACCAGATAACCAATACTATCAACAATAAATCCTACATAGGGTTTACTTCCTCAAAACTCGAAACCCGATGGATGCAACATCTATCACGATCCAAAAAAGGTTCTCAGTGTTATCTGTATTGCGCCATAAGGAAATATGGTGCTGGTAACTTCAAATTGGGGGTTCTTGAGGAAGGTCTGGACCCAGAGATCGGCAAGAATATTCGGGAACCTTATTGGATTTCAGCTTTGAAGCCGGAGTATAATCACACCAAAGGTGGAGAGGGAACAGTAGGGCTGCAACATACACCGGAGTGGTGTCGGGATCACTCAGATTATATGAAGAAGTTATCTAGCACCCTAGAATGGAGAAGTCAGAAGTCAAAGCAGATGGAGGGCAAACAATTTGCTAAAGGTTACCATCATACTGACGAATTCAAAACACGACATTCTATTGCTACATCTATTCAAATGAAGGGTAATACTTACGCCTTGGGGCTTGAACATCCAAAAAGAACTTGCCCAAATTGTGATTTTGTGGGCACCGGAGGCGCCATGAATCGTTGGCACTTTGATAACTGCAAATCCAAGAAAGTGAACTAAATTATTATGGAACCAAATTTAAGACATGTATTGTGGGTAGAAAAATACCGGCCGGCAACCATAGACGAATGTATTCTTCCTGAAAGATTAAAGATACCCTTTAGAGAATATGTTAGGACCAAGACAATTCCCAACCTAATACTATCAGGCAGTGCTGGTGTGGGGAAAACCACTGTTGCTCGGGCTCTCTGTGAAGAAGTTGGATGTGACTATCTCTTTATAAATGGATCAGATGAATCCGGCATTGACACCTTTAGGACCAAAATAAAGAACTATGCTTCCTCATTGTCCATGATAGGAGGTCGCAAAGTAATAATAATAGACGAGAGTGATTATTTGAACCCCAACAGTACGCAGCCGGCCCTTCGTGGAGCCATAGAAGAATTTGCGGGAAATTGTTCATTCATCTTTACTTGTAATTTTCTTAATAGGTTAATTGTTCCCCTACACTCCAGATGTTCAACTGTTGAATTCACCCTCAAAGGTACCGAGAAACAAAAGATGGCCGCGGCATTCTTTACTCGGGTCCAAGCGATTCTCAAAACTGAATCTGTGGACTACGACCAGAAGGTCCTTGCGGAACTCGTCACGAAGTATTTTCCAGATTTCCGGCGCGTGTTGAATGAGCTTCAACGCTACTCCAAGTTCGGCAAGATCGAC